CTAACGTTGTTAAGCGTTGTATCATTTAATTTTCCTCCGTCAGCCATCGTCTTAATTAAATCGTTAACAGTTGCTGACATCAGTTTAATCATATTTTCCGCTTTATCTGATTGCGCCTTTGATTTAGCAATTGCGTCATTAATTTTTTCAAATTGTTCCGCTTCTGCTTTATCTTTGTAAAGTTGCTCAAAGATAAGCTTTTCACACGTTTTTAAAGTTTCGGCAAATTTTTTGTCGTTTTCTTCCGCTGGTAGCGTCACTTCAAAGTTTGCTTTAATCGTGCTAGATGTATACGATAAAATTGCTTTAGTCTCCTTTATACTCTTGTCTTCCAGTAAAACCGGGTATCTATTCAAAAATTCAAGCATAATTCCTCCTTTTATATTACCCAATTGATTTGTCCTTTTACGTTGACAGCCCATTTTGACGGGTTAAACCACAAAATGCGACCGTCTGCACTAACTTGTATATTTAATACATTTAATTGCACAGTCCACGCAGTAACCGCAAACATCATTTCATTCGGGATTAAATTCGTCGGCATAGAGCCCACAGTAAAACTATTTATTCCATTTGTTGCAAAGTCATATTTAATAGTGACCATACTCCCGATTTTTCTGTAATTAAAACCGTTTCCGATAGATTGCCAACCAGTATCTTCTATTGCCGGTGTAGCTTGTGGTAGACTATCCTTTTTAGCGTACTCACTCCAACCGCTCCAAACCCCATTTTCCAATACTCTGGTAAATATAGTTTTATTTGTACGGTCGTAAAATTGTTGATAAGCATAGTTTGATGTCTCGTGTCTTACAACAGTTACATAGCCAGGGCCTGCTCCGGTCGGTCTATTAGCACCTCTAAATACACAATAAAAACCTGTGTCTTGCAAGCTATTTAGGTCAGTGTCGTCATGTCTAAAAGAACCACCATTGTTAAGAGCAAGTTGTTTTTGTTGGATTGGCTTGCCACGGGCGTATATATCTCCTGCTGCATCAATTGACCCACGCTCCCACTCTTTACCAATTGCTACTCCTGTTGTCTCGGGATTACCACTATCTTCTATTTCTACTGCTACAAATTTTGCAAGAAGAGGTACTCGTTTAGTATCATTAGTCCCAAAACTGTCTGAGATAGTCCCATAAATATCAAATGATTGATCAGACGGGAATTCACCACTAAGTACAAAATTCTGATTGATGAGTTGGTATTTATCTGTATAGGTCTTACTTGCTTCAGAAGTATCAATTTTGAACGTTTTAGTGCCAGTTGGCGCCGTCTTGAAACTTAGCGTCATTTTATTTTTTTGCAGCTTATTAACAGTTAATGGACTAACTGATGCATTAACAGTTACAACGATTTGTGTGCCATCAGCACCGCCGCGCTGGGCGCTAAAATCTAGTGCTATGCCGCTATACGGTAAAACATTTATTTCGGTTGTTACAGGGTCAGATACACGCCCTCTGCTATCTGTAACTGTTGCTTTAACGGTAGCTTTACCTTCAAACTTTAAAATGCCTAGCAAGCCACCGTCTGACTGAGTAGATTGGTTTTTACCAACAATTTCAGCGTAGAAATTTTGGATTGTAGAGCCGTAAATCCCATTCGCACCATTAAATACAACAGTTGGATTAGACACAATTTGCACAAAATTATTAAAACCTACTAATGCAGATGCTTTTTGATTTGTATCCGATAAAACAAGACTAGAAATTTTAGGTTTTACACTGTCCGGTAAAGTCAGATAAAAAATAGCGGTCGACGTCCCAATGACCGATCCATTTGACTTAGTGTCAACGTAAATTGTCGCTGGTGTGCTAGTAGCGTTCGGAATCGTATTAGCCCAATCTAAACTTGTTTTAAAAGTTGTTGAACCTTTTATGTCACTAGCAACAACCCCTGTTATACCATTCACATTGTATCTGACATCGTGTGTAAAATCACTTGAACTTTGATTGATATTAACATTTAGCGTATCTCCAAAATAGCCACTGCTAACCGATACTGCGCTGGTGCGAGGTATTTTCGTAAGCGTGAATTTTTGATCTGGTATCGTCAACGTTCCGGGTGCGTATCCGCCTGGACCTAATAACTTAGCGGCAACAACGACCGTTTTGTTTCCATCTGCATCATGCGGAACTCTGATTGTTTTGTCAATCAATAATTGATTGCCGTTAAAACCGATAGAGGAAGGTGCGTTAAAGTCATATTTAGCACCCACCCAAGCATATCCACCGAAGTTATACTGAGCATAACTGTTAGTACCAGAAGTCAAATAGAGCCTAAATCTTACTTGACTACTATTGTCTGCAACCGACGTTGAAACCTCGTCAACAATATAAGTTAAGCGATAACTCCTGTCAGAGTTACTATAAAAAGTTGTCATCTATCCTCCAATCCCTCTAATTTTCTTGATTTGTAAACGCCCCTTCGAACTTTCTTCAAACAAAAAGCTTCCAATACGAAGCCGCAAAGTGAAAACACCAGACTCGATTTGTAGATAACCTTGACTAATAAACGCAGTCTCAGTGCCACCTGAATAAAAAGCTATGCGATCAGTTGTTACTCTCACCGACGATGTACCATCTTTCATTTTGATAACTAAACCATCATTTGAGTATGACATATACTGCGTAATGGCTTCTGTAACAAGTTGTACATTTTCGAGCTTAGCCAGTATCTGAACAACTCTATTAGCGTTTGAAATCATAGTTTGCTCTGATACTTTTTGACCATCTTCTATTTTTTTAATTTGATCAAGTAACTCTTTTGCTTTATCTTGTACTTCTTGCAAACTTGCAGCAGCTTCAAGATTAGCTTTCATCAAACGCTGTTCTTCCGCGATAGCGTTTAACTGCTCAACAGTAAAAGCACCATCGGCTTTTGAATCAAGATTACTTGCTTTATCAGCTTCCGATTCCTGCCAATCGCCTGTTTTATTTCCCCTAACGAGCATAAACCCACCAGAGCTGAAACTACCTTGCTCCGATGACACCATCGCAAACCGTGGTCTAATCTTACCTGTCTTAGTTGGTGTAAAGGTGATTTCAAAGCGTCTGAGACTAGAGTCAACGTTTTTTATAATCGTCTCTCGTGGGGTATCGCTAGTAATAAAACCATCTGCTATATCATAAAGATAAAAATATAAATTCCCAGCTACCTCACGTTTAACATAAGCGCTAAAGGTGTATGTTACACCTTGCTTGACCATGATATCTTTTGCATGCGACACTTTTTGTCCACTAATCCATTTTTTTAATGTAAATGGATAATTAGAGAGGTTCTCGTCTTCTAGCGTCGCAGAAGTAAACCAATCAGTCCCAACAAATGATTTTGTACCATCAATCAGATTGTTTGTGCCAACAACGACTGTTCCGACCATATCAGTCCACTTATAATCAAGATAGTTTGTTGATTGCTCTATACCAGTATAAGTTCCAATAAATCTTCTATTTTTAGACTCAGTTATACTAAAATCAACTTTTCCATCTTCTGAATTGGCCCACGCTGTCCATGATGTAGCACCATCATCGCCTTTTTCTCCATCCTCAGTATCTGTAAAGGATATTTGCGTACTTGCTACAAGTTCCTCGTTAACATAAGCTTCGACTGTTATGTTTAAAACATGGTTAAAGTCACTTGCTTTAACTGTTAGCGAAGGACCTATCTCAATCAGTGAGTCGCCATTTTTATAAAAATAAATAGCATCGTAATCTTTCCCATTTTTTTGCAGGTTAGGCGTTAATACAGACTCACCAACCCCATTTTTAAAAGCAACTCCGTTTGAAGTCGCTAGTTGTATATCGTATGGAATTGACTCATCGTATAGACGCAACATATCACTAATTAAGTCGGAAGCTAACTGACTTTCTTTTTCGACAAAATTGCTGAATTTAGTTTTGTTAGAGCTGGGATTTGTTATTGATATTTCTTGCTCAATAACCCTCGCTGTGAGAATTAGCGGTGGCTCGTATCCGTCGTCCTGTATCCGCACAACATCACCAAGTTCTAAGTCAACATAGCCATCAACTTCGTATGTAATTGCTGGATATGCGTGTGCTTTTAAGTCTTTTAGACCTGTTGACATCAAGACTTCTTGACTATCAGTCTCGACTTCCATGTCTTTTCGTATCCAGTTGTCTCGTGTCTCATTACCGGTTAAAACAGATGGATAGCGGTCTCTTGAAAGTGGTGCGTACAAAAATCCATTTTTGAGATAGTACTCTACTTTACCGTTTTCATCTTTCCACTCTTTGTAGATAGAGTTGTCAATATAGATGATTTGTTCTTCTTCATATGTTTCTGTTTGCGCCTCTTGTACAACTTCTTCGTACGATATCTGTGTTCCACCAGTAACTTGCTGAGTAGTTGCACCATTGACAGACATACCTTGCGCTATTTCACGAGGGTAACATACTGTCTGCAATCCTCTAGCAAAAGCGTTAATCTCATATGAGTTTTCGACAACATACATGCGACCAGCAAAGTTTTGCTCTAAAACAGTAACTCTAGTCTTGGACACACTCTTGATAATACCTGTATGCCCCCAGCCAGTTGTATAAAAAGGAGCGCCTCGATTGGCTCGTACATTATAAATACCACCAGCTTTTAGATTTCCAGCGTTAGGTGATTTATCTACTTTCCACCCATATGCACCCCAGTTATAGTCAGTACCGATTAAAGCAGCAGCCATCCCACCGCCAATGCGACCACGGATACCACCGATGGAACTATCAATCCAAGCTCCGTCTAACTTCTTAGCGTACCAACCAGACAAAGCATAACACTGCCCTGAGCCGATTCT